TTAATACTCCTTAAACACAAGTTGTGGACGGCTTACGTACATTGTCGGAGTAGTTGCAACTATCTTTAGCCCAAAGTTTTCGCCCGTTAAGTTTATGGGTATCCTTTGCCCCGTAGGTTTACCCACCAAGTCAAAGTAATATTCCTTTTGATCAACCGTCACGACTAGCGTCACGTCTTCTCTTGTCAAAAGAGTGATATAACACAACTTCTTTTTTTGACCTAAGGAATTTAAGTCCATATTTGGACAAACCCAAACCTTTAAAGTATTGACGTCAAATATCTTGCCACATTTAGTCAACTTGCCTATGCCATATGCGTAATCGCTATTACTACCAAAACACACAAACAATCCGTTGACGCCCTCGCCCTTAATTGCCACCAAACAATTTGCGTCAAAACCACGCAAAAAGTTTACGCTACCACTCATTAAGTCCACTTCTACGATTGCGTTATTTACACAACATTGTTTTTCGGCAAAAGTCGTCATACCGTCCTCAAAATTTAAGTTTGCCGTCAAATAATACTTTCCGTCGCAAAAATCTGCCTGCGCGTGACTATTATTAACTCCTACAAAATATCCGTCCAAGTTTGACAAAATCTTTTTTGCGTTGCTTCCGTCAAACTGAAACAACCCCAACTCCGTCAAAAACAAAATGGTGTTGCCACAAACCACCACCGTATCGCCAAAAATTTTGCCCGTAGACAAAAATAAATGCGATAAGGAAAAATTTGATTGCTCACCATAAGCAACCAAACGGCTTATGCCGTACTCCCTAAAAACGTATAGATTGTTTAAAAAACTAACCACTTTGACAAGCGCGCCCCTGTCGTCCGTCATAGTTATATACCCTGCTTCTTCTATACCTATATTCCAGTTTGTGGGGTCTAGGTCGTCGGAAAAAACCAAGGTGTTTTTGTCCTCTACCGTAGTTGCAAACAATCTGTCGTAATGGATACACATACTGGTGACTTTTGGCGCGTCAACTACCACTTGTGGTTTTTCCGTACCGTCGTACACACGCATATCGTCACTACTTGAACAAAATATAATGACGTCCTTGCCCTTTAGCCTATAGTTTACTGCATACGGAACAGCATTAAAGGGGCGTTCGTCTATTTGTTGCGCTCCACCCGTTTGACATAGTGACAACGAGTACAAGGTATTGTCCTCTGCCAACAAAACCATTTGGTCGGCGTTTGTTTGGGATTCGTTATCAAAACGCCTATAGTACCATGCTTTTTTTATTTTTTTGCCATCAATACCTACCGGCAAAAAGCCTTTTTCCTGCGATTTTTTAAACCAAACCAACCCCTTGTTTTCCTTAAGAACTCCACTATCGCCTATTACGTTATAACTCAATTTTGCCGTAGAATTACTCAAATAAGCGTCGTCTATTACGCTATTTAATCCCCCTGCAAAACTGTCAATAGTAAGCGCCTTCATCTTTTCGTTTTTTTTGGGCAAAGCCTTGTTAAAAAACATTAAGCCCACCTCCGTTCAGGTATCTTTAAACTTTTGTTTGAGTATAACGTCACTTGTATAAGATCTTTGTAGCGCTTGTCCCATATCGTTGCGTCGTCGTACATTCCACTCAAAAACATAAATTCGGCAATCGCCCCGTATGCAAACAACCTTTCATCCATTTTGGGATTACCCCTTTCCAACTCGTCAAAATACTCTTTTGTGGTAGGTCTATAGTGATAATGCACCACGATACCACCCGTCGTATCAGCAACGATACCATCAACGTTTGACACAAACTTAACTTCTTCGCCAAAGGGGTTATATACCTTGACTACTTCGTGTAAAGGCCTATTAAACTCGCTTAACTTTACGCTATTAGTCAAAAACTCTTGCTTTGCTTTTAAAGGAAAATAATCACAAGCAAGTTCCATCTCGCACAAAGCCACGCATTTTACCAACAACCCAAAATTTTTGTTAGATTTTTGCGATTGCTTGACGTAGTCTATATTAACTCCCTCCAAAAACAACTCTTGGTCAAAGTCGTACTGCAACAAATCTTTGCATAACCCTACGATTTTTTGTACCGTCATAACTTATACTCCTTTTTTAATCTTTGTATTTTTTCTTCACTACTTTGTATCAACTTTTTCTTTTCTTCCCTTTCCAACCTTTCGTTTTGCTCGTCAATCTCCTCAAAAATCTTTTTTGCGTTTTGCCTACGCGTTTTTAAACAATAGTCTATCGTCCTACTATCCAAACTTTTGTAGGGTACGACAAAACAAAAAGTATCTGCGTAAAAAAAGTTGTGCACTTCGTATCTATCTCGCTTTACGTTAAAAACGACGTAATACCCTTCGTCAATACTCTTTAGCCTATCGCAAATATCAAAAGGGTCACTATATATTCTTTTTAACCAATGCTTCATAATACTACTTCCTTTTTACTTTTTTTGAGTGGGCAAAACGCCCACTCAAAAAAACAAACTAACGCTATACGTTTTTATTTTTCCGTAATGCCGGTAATAACGCCTTGACCGATAGGTTTTTCGCAAAGCAAATCTGCGTATTTTACCAAAGTTGCAGTATATACGGGTTTACCTGCAATTTGCTTTAATACTCTACCGTCGTCGCCTTCAAGCCAACGCCAGTCGCACAATTGATGCAAAACGAATTCGTCGGTATTAAGTACGTACATATTGCCACTAGGACAAAAACGGTCGGCAACCACGGGAATACCACCAAAACTAATTGCTTTGTAGCCACCTTCAAGATTTAAAGTGTCAATATTACAACGGTTTTCCGTCAAATACGCTTGATAAGCGCGTCTAACGCCACTATTGCATACGATAAAGTTTGCAGTACTACCTGCAACGTCTTCCAACTCGTCTACTACCTTTTGGATAGTAAAGTCGTCAATATTACCGTCGGTTGCTTGTACGGATTTGGGAGTCAACCAAAGGTTTTGTTGACGACTAATGCCGTACAAATTTTGACTGTTGCCAAAAATTGCGCCAAGACCTGTGATTTCCTTATCAAAACTGCCTTGAACGGTAATGATGTCATCTTCCTTTACGCTCGTCAAACTACCACCGTCTACCAAAATGGTTTTGTTAACTCTATCAACTGACAAAATGCGTCTACCCGTACAACCGTTTACTACTTGATATGTAGAAGAACTAGGTTGCATAAAGTCAACTACCATACCTTCCATAACGTTTACTACGCTATCAAGACTAACGGTATTACCAGATACGCTCTCTACCTTTGCCAACTTGCCCGTGCCGTCGCCAAAAAGCATACGACCAAAGTTAAACTTACTTGCTTTTATTAAGCCTTCCATCTCTGCGTTTAATAAGTTTACAAACGCGCCACTATTGTTTGCTGACGCTCTAATAGCCTTGTCGGAAATTTCAATCGTTCCGTAAAGGTTTTTTAAGGTCAAACAAAATTGTTGATAATTGTTACCTGCTGCGCTTGGCAAATTGCCGTCTTCCGTACCTGCGCCGATACCACCGTTTGCGCCGTATGGTACGAGTTTACGTACTTCCTTACCCCATACGTCTGCAGTACTTTGTCTAATTTTTGCCAACAAAGGATTTACCTTTGTATTAAGTTGTTCGCTTACTACTCCCAAGTAAAGTGTTTTTAATGCGTTTTCTGCACTTGAAATTGTTACCATTATTTACTTTTCTCCTATATTTTTTACTTGCCTCGTTTTACGACAAAGGCTCGTCGCAATAGATAAACACGACAAAAAAGTCCTATCTATCAAACAATCTACTTGCAAGTAACCCCGCTTCCGTAATAGAAGAGGGTTTTGTGGGTGGCGTCAAACTAAACGTCCCACTACCACCAATAACCGACGGGGCAACACAAGTAGAAAACTGCTTTAAATACCTTTTTAAAACCAACTCCATAAACTCGGGATTGTTTAAAAGATATTTTTCGGCAAAAACCTCGTCAATAGTCAGACAAGGATTATCGTCAGGGGTTTTTGGTACGTTACCGTCGAGATTGTCTACCCCCGACGGAATTTTGGATTGCAATTTTTGCGGAATAACCTCGTTAACTTGGGCTTTTTGCAAGTTTTTGTCCTTGCTATTATCCTCGTCAATCATGGTAAAAACTGCTTGACTACTAGAGGGTTTTGGCAAGGTAGTTGGTTTGGACAAGGTTTCCTCTGCTTGTCCCTCTCCTTTTGCCGTCAAATTGTCCTCTTTTGCTTCCATCATTTGACTTAGTTTTTGACACTTTTTTGTAAACTCTCGTTGCAAATTGTCATACGCCTCTTTTAAGGCTTTGACACTTTTAAACTTGCCTAAAATTGTTAAGTCCTCCATATTACTCTACCTCCCTGACTTTTTTAGAGGTTTGGGGCTCAATCAAACTTTGGTGAATTTTTATGTGCGCCAAAAGTTTATCTTCTTGCTCCTTGCCTACTTTTGACGCTTGTCCCGATATAATAAACTTCGTGTGTTCTTCTATATGTATAAGATGATCGTCAATTTCCAACGGCAAAGTATCCTTATCAAAAAACAAGTTTTCCTTTTGCGCCTTTTTTTGATGAAGCGTAGCAATATCTTGAGCGCTCTCCCAGTTGCCAAACCCCATCATCTCCAAAATTTTGATTTTGCCCGATTGTGATATTTTACCTTCCTTGTCGGTCAAAAGTCCTGCAGATAGCAAGTCCATTACCAACGCCCTACGGGCAGAAGGTGTATCGTTAATTTCATTTTCCGTCTCAAAGACGATATCGTCAGAGTTTAAGTCGCTATTTTTAAAGTAAAAAATCTCCACTTCTCCGTCGTCGCCCACTACCTTTTCTATCCTCGTAGTGACGGCAAACTGCCTATAAAGTCTCAAAATATGCCTTGCGACTTCTCTAACTGCATTTCTTATTTGCTCGGCAGAAATATTCATACGCGTATCGTCTTGCTCAACCAACAACTGCAAAGCCACACCACTCGTCACGTGTTGCTTGGTGCTACTGTTTCGCATAAGTTCGCTAACACCCGATACCTCGTAAAACTCTGTCAAAAGCCTTTCTTCTTCGTAAATAAACTCCGTAGGTACGTTTCCTGCGTCAAGTAGTCTCGGCAAATTAGAACCCTGTCTATATACCAAAACTTTACCGGGAGTAAGTCCACCGTCCGTCAACTCGTCGGTATCCACACTACCTTCTTCTACCGCTAAAACCCCCATAGAAATTCTATTCAAAAACTCTTCTTTTCTATTTTTGACTGCGTTATAGGCGCGTTGTACGGGTATAAGCCTTTCTACCACGCTCGTACCCCAAAAGCACCCGGCCACAGGCGCAGAAATTTGCCTAATAAACGGAAAATCCCTTTGTCCAAGTTCGCCGTTTAAGTAAGGCAAATCGCCCATATGCAAAATTTTGTCCTCGGCGACTATTACCAACTGACCGTTGGGGTAGTCAACCGAAGGTCTCGTGTAGCGTTCTATTACGATAACGCTATCTTTTTTTACTTGTTGCGTCACGTTAGTAGATACACCGTTTGCGCCAATACTTGTGACTGCTTGGTTTGACAAAGCAAAAACCTTTACGTCTTGCCCTTTACACTTGACGCCCCAAATATTTTCTACTTCTTCTACGCTATACGCTTTTGCGTGAATAATGCTATTTAACTCTCCCATGCTTTGACAAACGTTGCTATCGGGATAAATTTCAAAGGGTGGACAAACAGTCACTACTGCGTCTCCCGTTTTAACCATACCGTTTTCCGTAGGCAACGACATACCTTTGGTTTTGTCCCAACTAATTTTATAAAAAGCCGTACCACATACTTCGCTCCACATACAACCTTTGTCCAAAACTTCGCTCAAACCCAATTTTTCGGTACTGCTTTTGAGTATTTTGGAAGACACCTTTGCGCCAAAAATATCCTTATCTTCCGTCCCAACGGGTCTAACCGACATCTTTGGGCGTACACGACTGAGTTTAGCCAACCTCGTCTCATATACAGACGCTATATGGTTGTAAACTTCCCGTCTTTGCCAAAAATAATCCTTGTCTTCCCTTTCTATACCACTCCTACCAATTTGACAATATTGATTACCCGCAACGAAATTCATATTAAGTTGCCAATTAAGTTCAAAGGGCAACCTTGCTTCCTGCCTATTTTTAAAGTCTTGCTTTACTTGGGCAACGATTTCCTCGTAAAGTTTCGTTTTGTCCGTTTGTTTCATACTTCTCCTTTATCGTTTACAGCGATACTCTCTTTTTCCGTATTTTCGCTCAACAATTTTAACAATCTTGATTTTTCCTCCTCCAACTGCCCGTCGGTTAAAAGGTCTATATTATCACTCGGCAGTTGCATCGCAAGTAACGTTTTTGCAGCCGATATATCAGGAGCAACGTGTTTTGTCGTGACCTTTCGCTTGACAAGTCTTGGCTTGTCGTAGCCTTCTTCTACAATAAATTCTTCCACGTTTTCCTTAACCTTGTATCCCAACGCTTTTTTGTATAGCATTTTAGAGATGGAGTCCATTACGTCCTTCATTTAGCCTCCTAAACAACCTTTCCTTATCCAAAGCCACGGCAGATTTTTGTACTACTGGGGCTTTAGGGGGCAAAGGTTTTGAGGAGATATAATACCTCAACTCGTCCATAGCGTGGTCGTCGGTTTTTTTTGGAGCGTCGTTTGCGCCCCACCAATAACCCTTGATTTCTCGTATCATATTGACGCAGTTACTAAACACGTACAACTTGGGTTTTCCGTTTACTACCTTTAGGTATTGCTTAACCCTGTTTATCCCACTAAAAACGTCTTTGTTTACTTTGGTGTTGACTGCAATACCCTCTTCCCAAAACAACTCTGCAACGCTTTTGCTACTTGCCAAAGTCCTTTGTGACGCAGCCGAGTCAATTAACGCCTCGTATCGTCCCTTGTAGTCGGTATGCCAAAGAAGTCTACTGCTAATTTCCTTTATCCTTTGCGCGTGATACGCCACGTCTTTTTTGCTTTCGTAGTGTTCCGCCACGACGTAAACGTTTCCGTCGTAGTCGGTTGCGTACCAATGGCAACTTAACGGATTGTTTAACCCAGGGTCAATACTCAACTTGTCTTGCCACTCTTTGGGTACGTCAAAGGGTTCAATAACGTGTATTGCGGGGTCAAATTCGCTATAAACCAACCCCATACCCGTACCAAACTTACCGTACCTACGACTGTTTAAGTCGTCTTCGCTTAAAGACTCCGTCATATACTCAACTTCTTCACAAGGCAAAAAAGGATTGTCTGCCCATTCCATAAAGATGCACCACACCTCCTTGTTGGCGTTGACGTTTAAAAAAATCTCGTCATAAACCCAACTGAGCCCTTTTAGCGGTGTCATCGTCCCAAACAACCTTCCTGCCCTATCAAGTACTCTCATTTGACACTCACGATAAACGTCCAAGGGTGGTTCTTCATAGACACATTGATGATATACATTTAAAAACTATAATAAAACCGAGTAAGGAATGTTCCCTACTCGGTTTATTGTTATTCTTCTTTATTTTCGGTGTCAAGGAGTGTTTCACCAATGTCACCGACTTGCTCTATTACATCTACAATCTTTTCATCCACACCTAATTTTTCAGCGGCATCTGCTGTAGCATCTGCTATGGTTGCGACACTTTTGGCATCTATTACACCCTCAGTGATACAGTATACCACGGTAGGTATAATTACCATTAAAGCACTTGCGATTGTTTGAACAATCTCGTTTTCTCCAATAATCAGTGTAATGATACCTGTTATTGTAGTGATTGCCGTAACAATAAATTTACGACTTGTGAGTTTTTCTAAAATAGGTTTCTTCATAACTATACCTCCTTATTAGTAATGAATCCATCGAACCCAGCTTGTTTTAATTTAGTGAGTAGGTTCTTAGCATTTTGTTCATTGGTAAAAGCACCGACTTGTACTCTATAAATAGTTTTGTTCATTGCACTCTTGACGTCTTTCCTAAAACCATCCATTGTGTACCCTGTGCCTAACTTAGTCCATAAATGTGTAGGGTCAGCGTGATTTGATGCCATACCTCTTTCATAACCCTCTGCATGAGATATAATTGTAGTGCTTTCTAACGGGTCTAAATTGTATTTTTTACATAGGTAAGCAACTAATTCAACTGCCGAATTATAGGTGGTTTTAAGGCTATTTAAAGCCTTTATTTTATCGTTACAAGTGAAGTTTGCTCCACTTGTATAAGTAATACAATCAGGTTCACACATCTCAATTCCGATATGTGAATTATTTGCACTTCCACCACAGTGCCATCCACGATAATCCCAAGGGAGGGTTTGATATACCTCCCCCGAATTACCATCGATAAAACTATGAACACAAATACTTGCGCTCGTTGTGTTCCAACTTTTTATAAATGCCATAGCAGAGGGTTGAGGACAACCCACGCTATGTAACATTATGCCTTTGACTTTGATTGTTTTCCCTGCTTTATAACAGGGATTTTGAGTTAAAATAGATTTTTTAATTTCTATAACTATCAGTCCTTTCAGGTAACAATTTTCCAAGTTTGTACTTCTTTATAAATTTTGTCTATAAAAGAATTACCTTTTAGTGTTTTGTAGGCCTCATAAAGCATTACAAAATTTTCGTATTCATATTGACGAATAGTTTTTGTCTCACAATGATGGTAATAAATCTCCAACATCTGACTTCTGAGTTGACACCTTGTACCCTTTGTGAGTTTCTTCGTATTTTTAATAATGGGTATAACCACTGCTAAAAGCACACTGATTTCACCTATCAATGTTGCTATAAATGTTAAAGTCATTATTCAAAATTACCTCCAATAGAATTAACATAACACGCGCCCGAACCACCATTACGATTAACAGTAACTCTAAAGCATACACCCCAATTAGTAGCCGTTTTGGTTTGATTTTCAAAAAGGTGTATCAACCCACTGTTTACACTCGATGTAGCATCTTCCCACGTAGGTGTGTCATCAAAGCCATTGTTACACATCTCTACTTTGAATGTAGCCTCCGGTGGAATAGTTTTGCTAATGGTCAATTTCATTCGAGTTGGGCGTACATTTGAAATCATTGGTGCGCTATTCATAATGGTAAACGAATTGACTGTTTTCGTAAAAGTAAGAGTTCTAACAGTAGTATCTATTCCATCTGTTGCAACAATGGTTATTGTGTGATTACCATTTCTAAGAGACACCCACGTGTTGCCCGTTACATTAAGAGTATTAGTAGCACCGAGTGATGCAATATAAGAACGAACTTGTACTCCATCAATGGATTCAGTCACATTCACGGGATTGTTATCAGCATCCGTGACGGTATAACTATGAGTAAACCCATCGTTTTTTATGCCGAGGTCCGCATTATTGCCTGATATAGTAGGTGGGCTATTTTCAACAACTGCTCTAACTGTTGACGATATATAACCACTACTTGCACCAAGTGAATCTATTGCTTTCAATCTGAATTGAACATTGGTTGAACCCGATGGGATTATGGCTGTATAGGACAAATTAGCACCGTTATAAAGAACACTAAACTCACCGCCATTGATTGAACTTTCCAACTGATATGTAACTGTATCACCCTCAGGGTCAGTAACTCTAGCCCATGAAATAGTAGAAGATTTACCACCATAAATCGTAGGCACATTGAGTGTGGTAGGTACAGGTGGTGCTGAGTTCCAGTTAAAGGTATAACATCCATCACTATCGGTAACATCTGATATTGATGCAGATGCTGGAAGATTTAAAGCAGGACGAACACCCGAAGAACCAAATTCAGCAGGATATTGTGAGTAAGATTTGTTTAAATAGGTGTAATACACCATTGAGGCAGAAGTGGGATTTACTGACCTCATCCAATAAGACCAACTCGTTGTTGTGTTGGATGGTTTAGATGCACTCAAAGTATAACTTAAACATTGAGAACTTAAAAATGCCTCGTTAGTGTTTGTGGAAAAATAAGACCACAACGTACCATTTGTTGGTTCACCTGTTATTTGTACACCTAGTTCACTAAACGATGGTAAAAACACCTTTCTGACTAGATTTTCTACCGTAGCACCATACTTTGTAACACTAATCGTTGAAGATAAGATTGCATTTACTTCTGATGCATCAAAATTATTTAGGAAACCCGGACGACCACTATATCCCGTTCCATGTAATGTATTATCATTATTTGGAGGTGTGTCGTATGTGTGTCTGCTGTTATACCATGATACAGCATCACTATTTAACCAAGCATCTATGTTTGATAATCCATAGTCATTGTTACCCGTTTTACTACTAGAACCGGGTATATTTGTTTCAGCACCGTCATAAGCTCTCAAGTCAATTATTTTTTCACTCAAGAGAGTTATTGAGTTAGACGGATAACCACTATGATTCTTAGCAACAATAATCCAACTTATGGGTAATGCGGTTTCACCATTTATTGAGTGTTTACCGAATTTGACTTTCGCTCCTATAGGGAGACTAGATAAAGTTTGAGCCATTGTTCAACCCCCTCTCTAACATTCTATTCGACTTGCAGACCCATTCCATACCCCTGTGACGGAAACCCCATCAAGTGTGTCAAAAGTAAAATTGAACGGATTTGTTGTAATGTCATCGAAAACTCGATTCATTAATAGTACAACTCTATCTTCAAGAAGTTGTAACAAAGATTTATTTATACTCGTTCCTATTTCAGCAACGCTATCAGGTGCGGGAATGAGTCTAACTCTGCCATCCGGCAATTGTTCCATGTAAAAACAATCGTCACCCACCGCAACCCTATCTTTAATTGTTCTCGCAATATATGCCATTTAGATTACCTCCTTATTGGTAATATCATCGTTGCACCACTTTGACAAGCGCCAACTACTTTAAATGAATTTACCATGCAATCGATTAAATATTTTATTAAATCGATATTTCTTTCTATCGAATTAATATCATTATAAGACGATATTGTTGACGGAAGGGTTGGTGCATCACTCGGTTGATAAAATGAACTTACCAAAGACCGTATGTTTTCAACGATACGTTGTACATCGAGTTCATTTGGTAAATCATCTTTACCCCACGTCTTTGTAATAACATCCGATGGATATGATAACTCAATTAATCGTTGAGAGAGATAAGCGATGTTTTCTTCAATTCGATTAATATCTAATAGATTTAAACAACCTTTCAAGTCATATACAACACCTATTTTTACAACTAAAGTATCGTTTTCGACAATGGCTCTACCATCACCTTGTACTGTAATTGCATCGTTGGTTGCTATGACGTTTCCCTCTCGTAATATTAATTCTTCATTTTCGACACGAACTTTCTCATCATACTCAGCAGAAGATATGTTATACACTATCCATTCTGCTATTTTTTGAATAGCAAACTCAACGTCATCTTGTGTTCTATCAAATATAGGTTCTCTCCACACGTTTGCCATTATATTACCCTCCCTTCACCTGTTCCACGGAACGCACCATTGAACTCAAATGTCACATGAGTCATACGTACATTATTTGTACCATAGTCATTCTCATTTGAAACAATATCAAGAGCATCTAGTCTAACATCGGCTCTACCCGTCGATTTTATTGTCATTCTGTTTTTTAAATAATTACCTATCCATTGACCTAAAACAGATGCTCTTTCATTATCGGTTATGAGTGGGTTATCTATAGTAACGCTCTCACCCGTTTCTCCAAATATCGAGGTTTTCTCGGTAGTTGAACTTTCAATACCATTATCATCAATCGTGTAGTGATATACTTTCACATTGATTTGTTTTATTGGTTTAGAAAGTGTAATTTCAGATTTAGAGTAACTATTGAAAGCATTGATTTCATAATCTGTAGACTCACTCTTTATGGGTTCAATATGAAGTAATCCGTTTCTATCGGGATATAAAACACACATACCTGCATTTGCTATCAATTGCAAACAATTGGCTATGGTGTCATCAGGTAGAGGTGCCTTTGTATATATAGATTTTAATGACTCATCTATTACCCATTTTACTGTGCCATCGTTATTGAGTGGCAAATCTGCCGATTGTAATACTTGTACGGCTAAGTCATATAAAGAACGCTCACTAATTGTCGAAACATCGTCTTTGTATGGCGCTGACATAAATTCTAACAAGTCTCTTGCCACAAAATCAGCACTTATACCATTTTGTTGAGCATACCATTCAGACAAATAGAAAGTACCACCATTTATCCATTCAATAGTGTTGTCATTCATTTTTAACCCATAACGAGTTTTTACTTCTTGGCGCTCTGCTAAATATTTAGCCATGCTGTTTGGATTAAGTGGATTGTAAGAATTATCACTATTATCAATTGCGAACTTTATTTCCATTTTTGGCAGTGACGTACTAATTGGGTCAACTACTAGTTCGTGGGAATATTTCATTAAATTGACTTTAGAGTAAACCTTATTTAATCCAACAAATATTTCATCCACTCTCGCTCTATGGTTCGGTAAACACCAACGCAAGACGTGTATTGTAATACGATTGTAATTAACAATATCCATACTAACGATTGATGTCACTGACTTATTATCAAGGACCTCTTTTCTAGCAACAACATTATTGTTATTGTAAGCAGTTACTACGAAATGTTCAGCAAATTCGTTGTATGCTGTTCCCCATGTTACTGTAATGCCCGGAATAACTTGAGTGTGTACCTTAGAGAAATTGATAGTAATGACGGGTATTTTATCTAAGAAAATACACTCCTCATTACTTATCGCATCCCCTATGTACCCACCATCTTCATAATCTTTTTCAGGAATACTCTTACGAGTACCATTCAAAAGCCATATATTTTGTTCAAGTGTGCCGTATGGTATAACAGGGGTATCAACTTCGCTTACAATTTCTGGTGTATTGGAAAAATAGACAGAACCATTAGATGTGGCTGACGCATCAGCAATAGAATTAGGGTCAGCTATATCCAAAGTTATCTCTACATAACTCTCATTCAAAAGTGTTTGCTTATGAGTATTTTTCCAAGATTGAGAAACTGTCTGCATATCTACACCCCCTTGTTAAACCTCTATTAGTGAAAGCGCACAATCCGTCCAACCGAGAATATCTCCATTAGTAGGACTTCTGCGCCACATTCCTGCTTTTCGGTCATTTACGTACATTTCTTTTGTTACCCATCCACCAACACTTTGGTCAAAAAAAGTAACGTTGTTAATAAATTTACCACCCGAACTTTGACGAAAACATTTTTGTATTCTCGCCCATTGTTCTACGGTGAGATACCGCCAAGATATTTCTATCTTGGCAACATCATCACGAATAACACTTCCCACCATCTTACCTTGAACATTTCTTGAAGAATCCACCAAAGTAGATGTATTACCACTGTATGTTGATGGTTCAGGGAAATCATAATCTCCCACAGAAACTAACGCTCTAAATGCCATTATAAAGCACCTCCTGTAATAAGAACTCTACCGTGTTCTCGTTTATATTTATCTACACTGTCACTCAAAGAACGACCATCGAGATAAACTCCACTATCCTTTTCGAGCAATGCTCTGAGAAGTGAATTTTGTTCTCTAAGGAGTGCGTTTTGTTCACCATTAGCTTCTGCAACACCACTAGCAACACTTTGAACTATTTGCTCATTGTTAGCTACAGCAGTTCTTCTACCAATAGTACCAACCATTTCGGGAATACCATTTTCTCGAGCGATAAACGCTTGTCCTGATTCGGGGAAACCACCCTCTGCATAAGTAGGTACAGTAATTCTCTTGAAACTTACCTCTTGAACTAAGTTTATGCCACCCCAATCTTGACCGAGTACACTTGCCGCCCATTGTACGATTTTATTAAATCCACCAACTAACTTATTGATTCCACCAATAACCCAGTTTATAGCAGATTCAATACCACCTATTACACCGTTCATTGCTTTCGCAACACCTTGTCTTATACCAAGCCACAAGTTAGAGAAGAACTTACCAATGGCCTCACACGCTTTATCAAAGGCTGTTTTTACAGGTTCTATAATAGTTTTATCAAACCAGTTAGCGACCTTTTCCCATACTAGCTTGATGTCTTTCCATAATGATGAGAAGAAACCAGATACCGATGTCCAAACACCTTGGAAAAATCCTACAACGGGTTGAATTACATACGTGTCAAACCACGTTGCTACGACATTCCATATCTTGACTATATCATCCCAAAGACTAACAAAGAATCCAGAAACACTTTCCCATAAAGCCTTGAAAAATCCCACCACGGGTTGGATTACCTTTTCATCAAACCAAGTAGATACCACTACCCATACTGCTTGAATAATCAACCAACAACCCTCGAAAAATTTAGAAATAGTCTCAACAATAGGTGCAAAGAAATTGACAACAGGTTGGATAACCTTTTCGTTAAACCAATTTGCAACCGCTTTCCATATACCTACGATGTCATTCCAAAGATTTACAAAGAAACCTGATACAGCTTCCCATAAGCCTTTGAAGAAATTGGCTACGGGTTGAATTACTTTCTCATTAAACCAATTTGCAACAGGTGTAAATATTCCAACAAGAGCGTTCCACAAGGCTGTTGCAATAGCTTTGATAGTTTCCCAAGCACTTCTAAAACTGTCTACGATTATGTTCCAAACACCAACTACAATGCCTTTTAGTCCATCCCATACTCGTTCCCAGTCACCCGTGAAAATACCTGCTACGAAATCAACAATGCCACCGATAATTCCAATAATATTTTCGATAAATGTCTTGGTGTTTTGTATAGATATTTCAAATAATTTATTGAGCAAAGGTATTATTTCATCTATTATAGGTTGGATAAGCACCCATACATTAGAAACAATTTCACCTATTCCCCTAATAATTTCTTTTATTTCACCACCTTTTTCGGTAAATACTTGACCAACTTCTTTAAATCCATTAGCCAAAGCATTGAAAACAGTGATGACTACATCCCCTACCCATGAAATAATAGGTTCAAGTACTGGTTTAAGTTCTCGTATTCCCTCGACAACAGGATTTACCGCCTCGGTAACCATATCAATCGCATTTGCAACCCCATCCAATGCACTTGGGAAAGCATTTTCGACAGCCCACTCGGTAATAGGTAATAAAACATCATAGTAAATAAAATCAAAAACATTACCTACTACTTTCAATGTTTTTTTCAAAGATGAACCTAGTTTGCTGAACGCTTTTTCTATAGGTTTTAAATTGATTTGTTTAGCCCATTCACTTGTTTTTTCGATTAATTCACCAATAGGTTCAAAAGCCGACCTCATTGATTCAGCAATTCCCTCGATACGCTCATTAGTTGCACCACCCAAGAAATCATATTCGGGTAGCTCAAAGTCAAACGCACCTGCACCATTATCTAGTCCACCCGATGAACTATCTTCATTAGGACTAATCACATTTAACTCGTCAAATCCCAACATATAAGACTTGAGTTTCTTTGCGGATTTTGACGCATCATCTAAAGCACTTGCCGCATCTTCGCTACCACTCGCTAATGAGTCAACACCTATACTATCGATTTCAGGCGCCTCATATCCTACCCATGACGCAATCGTTGAAACAAGTTCACGAAGAACCTTGGTTACTGCTATCGCATACGGTAGAATTGCTTGTAACAATGGCAGAAAGACATTACCAATTTCACGTCCTAACATCTCAACTTGAGACTTTAACACCCTGAGTTGGTTAGCAGGTTGGTCAAGTGTTCTTGCCATATCCCCTTGGACAGTGGTGACTTGTGTCATAATAGCGTGATAACGCAATAGTGCCTTTTCCGCCTGAGTCATACTTGAAACTGATTTATCAATACCAAGTTCTAATGCCGTGGCCTCCAACTTCGCTTGAGATAAGTCATAACCTATTCTACGGAGAGGCTCAAGTTCACCAGCCAAGCCCGATTGCAATTTTTCCATCGACTCACTAATATCTATGTTGTAGAATGATGATATGTCATAACCTAATTGGGTAAGGTTTTTACTCATGACAGATGCTTTATCACTCGCAACACCAAAACCTGTAGCAAGTGTTTGGAATACACCTTGGTTACGCATCCACTCACCGGGGTCTATACCCATTATCTCACCGACGGTGTTTGCATAGGACTTTGCTTCTGAGGCATATTCCCCCATTGCTACCGTAAATAAGTTTACGTTTTCAATATAATCGCTTGACTTTTTGATAAAATTATAAATAGCGTTGCCAATTTTACGAATAGCAACAACCGTTAAGCCAATTTTACCACCTAGTGCCAAGAAAGATGACCCGCTTTTAGTATTATGTTTCGTTAAAGCACTCGAACTTGACGCAACCTTATTAGCACCTTTGGAGAAAACAGAAAAGCCATTAGAAATCTTTTGCATTTGGGTAGCCAATGGTTTCAGTGATGATGTCATTTGGGTTATCTTTTGAGTAAACCCATTCATATCCATCTTGTTAATGGCCTCAGACATCGCTGTGATATTTTTACCGATTGTAGTAGAAATTTTCATCCCACTGAGTGACTTAATGGCACTTGCTAAACCAGTCAGATTACTTAAAGTACTTGAATCGATAGATTTCACCGCATTTCCAACTGATGTAATTTGTTTAGCAACCGATGTGAGACCCAATCCCCCTTTCGTTACCGTTTTTAATTTTTCAAGAGATTGTGCTAAGGCAGTGATTCCACTTTCCGCACTCACGGAATTGGATTTTATCTCTAACTGTAAAGATTCTATTGTAGTAGACATTTACTCACCCCCTTTATTACTTAACTTGAGTTTCTCCCCTCAAATTTCTTATTATTGGATGACATTAATGCTTCCATATATCTCTTGCACTTTTCGAGATGTTTGCGTTCTTTTTCTTCTTTCTCACGTTTGTGTTGAGATTCAGTAATAGCATAAGGTTTTTCCGAATATGGGTGGGGTTTTGTTCCTTTCTTTGCAAAAGCATGGAGTACAGGTGATACATCACAAAGTGCCTCATAAACGTACATTCCTTGTAACCACAATTCTTCATTTATCCGTTCTTTGCGCATCTCATCTGCTTTCCTATAATACTTTGTTAAAGTACAATCACCGTTCCAATATTGGTCATACGTCATACCAATTGATAAGTAATATGGGAATAACTCATAAAATTTTTCCGTGTAAGTAAATGAGGGAGCCGAACTCCTATGTTCGCTCCCCCCTGTAGCAGACAGCGAACTACTTACCAACTCGCTGTCCAACTCACGTTTCCCTCGGACTCCTCAGGTTCATCAACGAGAGCCATTATAGGTTCGTTATACATTTCTGCCAATTTACTAATCAATTCTGATTTATTAGTCATCTTGGAGAAAATCTCGTCAATAGTTTCTTGCTTCTCAAAACGATGGTTAGCAAGGAACGCACCCGCGAACAAAGCCGGAAGAACAGTAACGGGTTTGCTCTCAATATCAGATGCTATAAAACCTTTCTTCTCCATAGCTTCAACGCTTTTACGAGTATATTCAAGACAATATTCCTTGTCTTTGTAAGTAAAACACAACTGCTTGTTCATAATTTATCTCCTTTAATTATTCACCCATAGTAATCGGGGTGGAAGGTGCGATTGAAATCGTCATACCAACAACTTCATTTACGCCACCACCTGTGGGGAATACAGACAAACTTCCGTTAAATACAAACTTACCATTTGCACCGTCTTCACCAAAGTAAACAGCGTATCCCTCATCTTTACCCTCGAGTGCCTTGAGTTTTATAAAATCTTCTTTCGTATAGTTAGCATTAAATTCCAAGCCATCCAAACTTTGAATACCGGGAATATAAGTTTGCATACTATCAGAAAGAGTAGTAGTTTCAAGCATTTCAGGAGTACCACCCAAATCGGGGAAATCCTTAATGTCAATGAGTTTTGTATAAGTTTCAGATGTTTTGTGCATCAAATATATACCATACGTAGAGATTGCCATGATAATTACCTCCTATAAATCACGTTATCTTTAGACGCTACTGCCCTATATCTCCCCGTCATACGATAGATTGTGGCATCATCCATATTAGGGATAGGTTGTAGCATTATCCGACTAAAATTGAGTGTCGCCAACTCATTATCTATGAGTGATGCTATTTCTTTACACTCACTTTTTTTGCCACTTTTTTTGTTTGAATAGACATTCAACTCATACATTAACTCGGCGTGGTTTTCACCATTACTACTTGTTTGAGTTCTAATATAAGCTGAGTTATCCATCTCCACTAGAGAAACACAAGGAAACCTTGGGGGTGATTTTACATATTCACCACTTATGTAAATGTCTGGGTAAACTTTTCTAACAGCGTTTGCAACAATGTTAAAAATTTCGCTTTCCACATCTATCATGTACCAAATACCTCCCTTGCGATTTCAATTGCCTTTCTAGTAACTTCTTGTACCGCATTGTACATAGGCATAGTAGCTGGAGTACCACGAGTGATAATCAATTGACCGTCCTCATAATAACCCCAAGCATTTGCCTTACCATAACCTTTACCGTAACTACCTATCGTAAAACCAAGTTCATTTCCGTAAGGATTTGAAGAACTACCAACACTACCGTTATAATAAACACCTGCACCGAACTCACACCAAACTGCATCCTCACCATCGGCTACTACCACTGCAACGTTTCCGTTATCGCTTACACTAACTTTTACATCAGGTTTGCGAGACCCACCTTTAATCGTGTGGTCAAGTGTAGCACTTCCAAAATTAAGTGACGCGCTCGTTGCGATTTCATCAGCAAGTCTTTTTCGGTAGGTATCAACCTTTTTCAAAAACTCTTGTTTGTATTGCCCCAGTTCTCGAATTGCTCGGTTAATATCATTGGTATCTAGGCTTACTCGGATTACTTTTTTACTCATCTTACGTTCACCTTACTTATTGCAATCGACACACTATTAAGACTTCGTGCAACCTTTTTTACAACATAATCGTGAGGTGTATTCGTAGTACCGTCTTCATTCAGGTGAGGGAGAGTATCGACCCATAAAATAGAATACTCATCGATAGGTGTATTCCTATTGTCAAGAACAATTACCTTGTCGTAACTCTCACTCTCACCGAATTGCCGTACTTGAGTTTCTCCCATTGCACTCGATATGTTACCAAACGCTTTGGATGGAGTATCGTGGAATACCTCATATTCCCCCGTTCCGTTACCGTATTCGTCAAGTATTTCTTCACTCTTTATGTACAATGCGTAATAAAATTTAGTTTTGTTTATCGCCATACACTGCATTACAACACCCCACAATATGGAGTTACTTCACTCAACATTGATTCAGGAACATCACCACTTTCGTAAGTTCTACTTATTCCATTCTCAGAGTGAGAGGTTTCTCCGTCTGCTCCTCTTTTGTTTAACAAGTATTTAGCAATGTCACATTGCAACGGACAATACTTATCGGGAACTTTTATTATGGTCTGATTGTACGGGTATGCTCGATTAATAATTTTTTGACCCGCGACTTTGAGGTACGAGGTTAGTACTTCATCGCTCAAATTTTCACTATCCCCAGATTGTCCTATCATTCCTTTCAATAACTCTAATTTTTCGCTTTCAGTCATTTCTCATACCTCCAATCGTTTCTATGAATTAAGCGTTGAGAGTAATCTTAACTGCTTTAGTTTCATCAGTAAGAGCCGCCAAATAATATTTGCGAGAAAGAATGGTGTTCTTACGAATGTTTGCGTCATTTGCGTCACGAGGAGGTTGTTCAACTTCCGTACCTTTCTTAATGAAAAGGGTGACAGCATCTTTCGTACCAATTACGATAGTACCCGGAGTAGCATCTTTCTTAGTGTAAAGGTGCGTACCACCAACAGTACCTACATAACCGCTCTTAGCAAATGCTTCAACATACTTGAGGTCTTCTTTAAGTGACTTACGTACTTTTGCCATATCACTTGGGTGTACAAAACCGAAAACAGTAACACCTTCGAGATTTTCAATGTTGAGTTCTGCTTGTGCATCAACAAATGCGCCAAAATCAAAAGCAGATACGGGAACATTAAGACTTGTCTTATTGAACTCAGTGAAGATGTCAGCATTGACAGTGTTGAACATATCTGTACCCATGTGTCTTACACCAGTAGGAACGAGCATGGGGTCAGTCATTGCTTGTTCGTCAAAATATTCAAATCTGTTTTGAGCGAGCAAGATTCTGTATTCTTCGGGAGTATAAGATACTTCGATGCTCTTGGTGTTACCTACGCCCATTGCTACTTTTTCAGTACCATTGGTTGCTCTGTAAACGTTGATTTTACGCAACATACCAGCCGTACCAACAAGAGTGTTATCGATTGTACAGAATTGTTGTAAATCGAGATGAGAATTAAATTGGTCCTCTACTTCGTTAGAGAGGAAAAAGTTATCATAAATCGTATTAGCCATTGTTAATTACCTCCATAAATTTGTTTGTATTCATCGGGATGCGCCTGTGAATATTCATATCTTTCATTCGCTGACATCGCCCTTAATTTTTCTTTTGTCATAATATCTGAGGAACTACCTCCCTCGGGTTTCGGAGTTTTATGTAAAACGTCCTCACGGATTTTCTTTTCTACCGTTTCAAGATGTTTCTTTTGGTTAGCAAATACTTTATCAAGATTGCCATCTATCATTGCTTCTGCTGTTTCCGTAGCCAACTTGTCCTCATAACCAAGAGCAAGTAATTTGGCTTTGTTTTCAGAAAGACTAACCTTTCTCAAAAGAGCATCATATTCACTTTGTAGTTTTTCTTGTTTTTCAGCATCTTCTTTAGCCTTGATTTCATCTGCCGACATCTTTTCTCTTAATTGCTTTTTAGCGTCAGCGAGTTCTGATGCAGTTTTGTCAAACGTATCTTTCTTGACATATCCACTGTAATCAGGGTCTTCTATCTCAAGTGCCTCAAGAGCCTTAAGTTTTTCTTCTAAGGTCATTTCACTATAACCTTTGATATTTGCCGTGTTGATTTTCATTTCAATTTACCTCCGTTTGTCTTTTTAAGTCTTCTGTGACTATTTTTGCGATTTAAGGTTTCTCTACCTTTTTGCGATTTACCGTTTCTCTACGTTATATCAAATCTATTGATTTCTATGTTGTGTATTCGACACCATATCTGTCGAATAGTATTTTTACTTTTTCGTCTTTTACAATCTTCTTTTGTTGTCCTGAATTGAGAGCATCATAAACTGTTTGTAAAGCGGCTCTTGTTTCTTCTTTAACTTCCTCTACCTTACTGAATAAAACATCTCTTTTCATTCTTCTACCCCCAATTCAGCGAGTGCCTCAATGTAATCTTCGGTGGTTGCCTCATCGGTTTCACCCTCAATAGGTTCAATGGGTTCAATAGGTTCATCTTCGTGGTCAACCTGTTCGGGTGGATATTCAATAGGCTTGTCCGTTTCTACATATTCATAAGTAGCAGTTTCAACGTCTATTGCTTCGTCATAGATTTCGTTAGTACCTACTTTTTGAATACGAAAACCGCTTGGGATAGGTTTATTATTTTCATCCCTAATAACCTTGCCGTTTTCGTCAACCAAAGCATCTAATGATATGACAAGGTTTACACCGTCTTTTCTTGTTTCATAAAATTCTTTAACTACCATTTACTATTCCTCCACGACTTCGTTCCACTCTGTACCGTCAATTTTTTCTTCCATTATGTTGGTATATGTACTTGCACTCCAACCAGTAGCCGACTTATATGCTTCTAAAGTTCCTTTTGGCACTATTATTTTAGTCAGGTATGTAGTATCACTACTATACGGACAAAAAGCACGAGTGCCTAATGTTGGTGGCGTTTCGGATTGTAGTTCTATTGTTGTAAGTGCCGAGCATTGATAAAAAGAGTAGTTGCCAATTTTTTGTAATGACTTTGGAAATTTTATCTTTGTTATTTTAGAACTGGATTGAAAAGCATAATCTCCAATTTCTGTACATTCGGTATCTTCGTCAAAAACTACGTCTTTTATCAAGGAATAATACTGTGTGCTTGAATTATATCGCCAATGACCTATGAAGCAATATTTTGGTATTCTTTGTACAGTTTTACCTATATGCAATATTGCGTTGGCGGCAGTTGCATCACTTTCACTGTAAGTCGTAAACAAATATCTGGGGGACGAACCGCTTGGGGTGCTTTGGTCGCCAACGTCCTTTGCGTCAAAATAAATATCTGTCAAAGCGTGACACCTATAACAAAAGGCGGCATCTTTTATTACTGCATTTATCGGTATATTGATGGTTCTTAACTTTGTGCAGTAAACAGCAACACTACCTAAGGTCGTCACACTATCAGGGATATGCAAGTTTTGTAATTTTTGACAACTCTCAACAAGCCCCAATATTGTTTTGACGGTATCTTTTAGTTCTATTTCTTCTAAATAACTACAAGACGGAAATGGTGTGTTTTTTATTTCTTCGGAATATATAGTAGCCTTTTTTATACCACTACCAGTAAACGCCTGATTCATATATGTTTTTGCTTTTGTAACTACTTCTACAAGATTACTACAACCATTTACCATATACTGTCCAACCATCTCAACATTAGCAGGTATGCTTAACTTCATCAAATTTGTCTTCATATAAAGGCAATTCCGTTCTAATTTTGTTACGTCTTTTAAGTCGTTTTCCGTTATTTCGGTGAGTTCATCAGCCAACAGTTTTACAAATAGTGAAGAACTACCCCCACCGCCCGATGAGCCACCAGATGAGCCACCAGCCATTTTCTTGAGTTTTGCGAATTTAATAATATCCACTATTATTCACCTCCGAAAACAGCCCATTCTCCACTAGCATTGACAACATAGACGTTTCCTGTGCTAACAACAAGCGCTGAACTACTGCTACAACAGGTAGGTAACGTTGCGACATCATCCTCAGTGTCACAAATATAATCGTGTTGATATTGGTTAATGTGTTCGTTCCATTCTCTATTAATCAATTTAACAGCCATAATGCCCTCCTATTAATTTTTATATATTTCACTTAATTTGTTAGCCCAACTCTCGGTATAAAATGCGTAATAACTTATGTTGTGTTTACGCCTATACTTACTAAAGCAATTAGCCCATATTAAAGACGGTAAACCTATTACCAAAAGATAAAGCCAACCGAGTATATATGATTGCTTTGTGTGTCCTTGCTCGTGCTTTACTACTTCTTCATCATTAGCTTGTGAATGTGCAAGGAAAATGTAAGTACCAAGTGACATACTGCCACATTGGTTGTAGATGTAATGTTCCCCATACCTTTGTGCTTTTGTCACTAACATAATGATTAAGCCCAAAAGCATCTGTGGAAAACACCATATCCAAGTGAAAATTTGTTTTAATACCTTTTTCATCTATACTTATTCTCCACTATTGCTTTGTCGCATTGTTTCTTAACCAACTACGAAGACTTGCACCACTAGTAACGTCTGCATATTTGTTCGCTATGACAATTCTGAGATTTTCTATCTGCCAATAATAACCATCGTATATTTCCCACATTTCCGATTGGTCATCTGAATAACCAACCAATACACGACCATCACTTGTCACACAGAAGTGAGTATAAACACTATTTGCTACACCGACATTTACTTGCCAAACAGTATCAGTATTACGTCCTGAAACAGTGTCATTAAGTAACCAAGCACCTGCTAACGTGTCCTCAACAATACCTGAACCATTATCCGTTATCGATGAGTCTAATTTATACCAATAAACAGTATGTTCTCCTACTTGGTCTAAACCAAATTCACCAATCCAAACACCTGCGTCATCATATACTCTAAATATACAACCAGCTATGTAATTGTTTCGTATAACCAAAACACACTCAGCGTATGTAAACGTTTGACCAAAATAATCACCCGTACCAACATACATTTTAGTCGAAGTATAATAACCACTATTGGTTAGGGGTATATACATATTCGCAAACATCATACCGTTTACTAAAAATGTGTACACACCCGGTTCAATGTATTTACCTAAAAACTCGGTACTAAGACAACTATTTTCTGATACCAACATTGACATTCCGTATGTACCAAGGTTCATCACAGTACCATTTGAAAGAGTAGTCACAAGTTCTTTATTTGCATTGATTTCCATCTTTACAACGCTTACACCTTGTTCACCCTTTACTATTCCAGCCGTTATACTTTCGTTATTAGAAAGAGTTACAACGAGTTGTCCTAAGTCATCTATATAAGTGTTTATTATACTTACACCATCGTTACCATCTCGACCACTTATACCGTTTTCGCCTTTTTCACCTCTCTCTCCTCTCACAACACCAGCATTGAGTGTTGTTCCGTCAGAAAGTGTTAATACCAACTCCCCGTTAGTATTGATGTTAGCGTTGATGATACTTTTACCATCTTTTCCTCGAGTTACACTCTCCCACGTATATACAGCACCATCTACTTTGACACACTTATATAATTCGTGAGTATCAGAACTCATATCCATAGCGAGTAAACCAACTACACCTTTGGTAGCGGCGTTTGGCGCACCATTTAACTCAATACATGGAATCTGCGCTGTTTCTACGCCATTTATATCAAAATACTTTACGTAGTGCATTACTTAACCTCCTCGTCAGTGGGGTTGGTACTTTCCTTTGTCTCAATGGCTTTTTTCATTTGCTCATCGTGGTATTTCATACTCATTTGGTATGCGTTTTCTGGGTCAGAAAACAATCCGCAATGCTCAAAAGCAAGACGAGGATGAACTTTTGCTTGTTGCAACATCGTAGTAAGCACTTGTGACTTACTTTGTACGTTTTCATAATTTCTACGTGTGAACTGCATAGAAATATTTTTAAGTCTTAATCCATACAACGCATCACTCAAACCACGAGTATCACGAATAATACGGAGAACGAGTTTCAATACTTCTTGTTCTGCCTTTTTGAACATCAACTCGCTATCTTTTGCTCTAGCTTCTGCCAAAGACCAACCATCTCTCAACACCACTGCTGACCCCGTATCACTCGTAGAGGACCCACCATTTCTATTAGGCATACCACATATAGTCAATACCGTTTGGTACAAGTAATCTACCAACGTTTGTGTCTGCATTTGATTGAGTTCATTCGTAACAATATCAACGTCAGCTTGTTGACCGTCACTTGATTTAACCTTGATTGCTCCAAGGTCTTTCAAGGCCTCGAAATCTTCTTTGCTAATGTCACAATTAATGAACTTGATAAACGCTTGAATAAATTGCTCAATACCATCCATTCTGTTAGATGCAACGGTATTAATAGCATCAAGCAAAGGCAATACGATTTCAAACGCACCTTGTCTCGCATTGTTAGCGGGATATTCAAAAATAGGAATCATACCTAGTGCGTGTGGTTCATACTCCACCACTTTGTCATCAATGAGCTTCCAATAACCATTGTTGGTATATACCGATGCAATTCGTCTATTCTCTTTATCCGTACGATATTTGACAGCGAATACAGGCTTATTACCCACTTCATTTGAATAAACCACAAAGGTATCTCGTGGGTCGAGAGTATTCATTTCAAACGGTGCGTCATCTTCATTTCCCTTTTCATCAGGAAGAACCAACCTATAGGCAGTACCACCAATCATTTGCCACTCAACAACTTCTTTATCTTGAGTTGCCTTGTTTTCACTAAACATCATTTCGTTTAGTTCGGAAATACCTTTCGATACACTTTCATCACTGTTTCTACCTACATATTGAATTGGCTCACCACATAGATAACCGACCTTGAATGAAACTATTTCATTAGCTCTATTTTCAACGATTTTATTGTTAATTTCAGGACGAACTGCTTTCTCACGTTGCAAAATGGGTTGTTTGCCTTTGTAATAATTCCACAGATAATCAATTTCGAGACGATTGAGTGAGTGAGTATTAAACGCATCATTCAATTCGCTCACGATATTTGCTCCCGTAATTTCGGTAGCATCCGTAGTAATCATCCTACGACCATACATTTCCATCTCTTGTTCACTCCTTTGTTTTATAAATAAAAAAATGCGCAATAACCTATGACGGGCTTTGCCCACCGTAAATCATTACGCACTTAAACTATAATCATATATTTAATTAGTATTTAGAGGGAGATATACATAAATACTATTCTACATAATAAATTGTAACACAATATGTAGTGGTTGTCAACTGTTTTAAACACTATATTTTGTGGTTTTTAATTTTTTTTTTCTAAAAAGGTCTTTTAAAAACACTAACCTTATTTCCCTCTAGTGATTGTATGAACTCCGACAACTGTGCAAACGAATCAGGTATGTCATCGAATTTATTTTTTCCTGCCATTGTGTAAGAACAAAGGAAATTAAGAGCCTTTCTATACTCCTTATCATTTCCTATAACGGAATTATCCTTGAATAAGAAATGTTCTTTAACAAAGGGTGAATTGACAATAATTTTCGTTTCCTTATTTGCCGTAGTATATTTGGTTGTAATCTTTGTTCTACCACCCTTTGCTTTTACTTGCTCTTGTACCTTTTGTGCTACTCTACCACCTGCTGAGTTACTTTCAAATCGGCTCATTTGTACCTTATGTTCGAGTAGCGCCATAACTAATCTTGTTTCAACAACTTCAGGGTTACTATTATCACAGATAATTTTTTCAATATAGAAATCTTGTCCGTATTGATAAGCAATTGGCATACCACAATAGTCAGTTCCCCTATCTTTGGTATCGCATACCGACAAAATAGCATCGGGTTCTCTCTCGGGTAATTCAAAATAACGTCTTAATTCGTTCTCGTGATATAGTAAGCCTTCTCTTTCTATAGGTTGGTTCATATACAAGGCTCTCCAACTTGCATCTTCCATGATGTTTCGTTGCTCGTGATAGAACTTTGTATTAAACCCTACACCGTAAGCATAATCAAAATTACTCTCATCGTTTTCGTCAAGTGCTGGAATAACAATAAACTTAGTTCTATCACTATTACCATAATCGTTTTCAAGCCTACCGATGACGTCATGTACAGACCAACGAGCGGCTATATGCAATTCCTTACAATGGTCACCAATCTTTCTTTGGCGCAAGTCAGTGGTATAGGTTTCCCACAATTTATCCAAACGTTCTTTACTCAAAGCCACTTCAATACCACTTACAAGGTCATCACAGTAAAGCAATCGAGATGCACGATATAAACCAGCATTACCTGTACCTATTGAAGTGAACTCCAATGTTTCAAAACGCTTTCTCCTACCAAGGTCAATACGACAATCCTTTGCATTGGTACTACTTACTTGTATAGATGGAAAAACATCGTGCCATAAATACTCACCTTGTGGGTCAAGAATACGCAAACACTCATCATACACACCTCTTACGAATGAGTTTGAGTGCGAACCCGTCAACATTGGCTCATCTGAGTGTTTACCAGCCAACCATGTGAGGTAAAAGATAGCGAGAGTAGTCTTACCACTACCCGGAGGGAGTGAGATAGCCAGTAAATCGAGTATGTCATCTTCTAAATCTTGTAAAGCATCAACCACTTGTCTTAACACCTTTCTTCGTGGTGGATAGAATTTCTTAGCTGGTTCTCGACCCCACTCTATATAGAGTAAGAACAGATGAAAAGAGTGTTCTGCTCCTGCTAAACATACCTTTTTATGTAAAGCAAACAACTCTTTAATATGCTCGTCCATCTTGCCACTAGCAATAGCATTTTCACACTCATCTGACAACATCAACAAATACTTTGTGGCAAGTGGAATATTCGTTTTCTTGGCCTCTAAGCACATATAATACAAATCATTGAACACCTCGATAGTAGGTGTCTTTTTTAATTTTTCCGAAATTTTTTGTAATACAATTTCCATATTTACCTCCTGAAACAAAAAAGTGCGACGACTCACTGAGGACTTTATACCTCTGCGAATCATCGCACACACAATCAAATTCTTATTTAATTCTTATTTTGTAATTTTTGTCAACTAATTGACTTTATTTTTACGCATTTTTTACCAATAAATACAAAGCATAAATTGGTGCGAATATTATAACTAACATTACCCAAAAAAATTTTTTTAAGAACTTCATTTGTTTATTCTCCTTTCTTATTAACATACTTCTGAAACTCTATTATACCAAGTTCTGCGGCTAATACCTAGTTCGTCACAGCACTTAGCCACCGTAACTAAACCTTCCTTTTGCATTTCAAGTAATCTATAAAAATCAGGTGTTTCAATTCTATCTCTACCCTCTTTGAGTTCACCTTTCTCACGTTTGATTTCTTTACCCTCGCTTGTTCTCTCGACAATCATATCACGCTCAAATTGTGCAATGGCTAATAACATATTTCTTAGTAAAGTACTCATAGAACTATTATTCAATATGCCTAAATTTAATATGTTCACAGTAACACCTCGGTCTATCAAGTCAGTGATTAATTCTGTGGTTTTTGATAATGACCTACCAAGTCTATCCAATTTCGTCACCATAATAGTGTCACCAGCTTTAACCAACTCTACCAACTCATTTAAAGCAGGTCTATCTGTTTTAGTACCTGTAAAAGCATCGTGATATATCTTGGTCGCACCATTATCAAGCAATGTCTTTTCTTGAGCCTCAAGGCTATTACCCTCTTTGGCTTGTTTCTTTGTACTAACTCTCGCATATCCGTAAATCATTACGCACTCACCTCTTTTTATTTCTCTAAACTAACAACCCATTCCTCTTTATCTTGGAGTTTACTTTTTATAACCAACTCACAGTCCATTTCACTAAGAAACTTCACTAGGGTGTCTACTCTCATCTCTCCATCATTTCTCAATCTTTCAGATACCCTGTTTGGTTTTTCATAACCCAACTTATTAGCAAGACTTTCATAAGTGTGACCTCTCATCTTCATAATGGCTCTAACTATCTTTTTTGAGTTCATTTCTTATCCTCCGTTCATTTGTTGAGTTCATGTTATCATATACACGAAAATATGTCAACACTTTTTAGTGTTTTTGTCTTTTTTATTTTTTCGGGTACTCAAGGCACTAATTGGCTCCGGGGGCGTGTTCTGCTATCCCCCTCCGGGCGTGGGTCCTCAGATGGCGCCGGGCGGGTCCTCAGAACGTGCAAAAACTCAAAACTTTATACACACTAAAATTTTTACACGATAAAATGTAAAAACAACGTTAAAACGATTGACAACTACACGAAAAAGTGTATAATATTTGTAAGTACACGAAAAAGTGTATAATATCAAATAAAAAAGTGAGGTATAAAACAATGAACGACAAAAAATACTTTTGTGGCTACGAGATTAGCGAATACGGACAACAACACGGTTATGTAGATTATAGAACATTAGCAAAATGTTTTGATGCTGTACTATGTAACGACATTACAAAACTATTTTATAGTACTATCAACAACGACTACGTAGAGCCTGAACAAGTCAACGGTTATATTGATAACAGCGACGAGATAGAACAACTACAAGAACAACTCGACGAGATAACAGAACAATACGAGAACGCCGAGCCAGACAGCGACGACGAAAAAAGACTATCTGAACAGATGGACGAGCTACAAGAACAAATCAACGAGCTAGAGAGAGAACAAGACGAACAGCCAGAAATATATCAATACTATATAATATCAGACAACGGCGCTAGAATATTACAAGACTACACCAACGAGATTTTATATTATATTGAGCCTCTAGACGTTTACGTGTGGGGTGTAACTCATTGGGGTACTGGTTGGGATTATGTTTTAACAGATATTAAAATTGATTGGTAAGGGGGTTAAAAATGATATACTTAACGATAGACAAAACAGCCAACGGCTACAGAATAAAAGACAGCATCAACAACAAATTTATTTTATTTTACGGCTATACACTCAGAAAAGCTGAGCGAGTATATAGACAAATGTACAACTTAAAAAGAAAACAACTTGAAAGAATTTTTATATAGGACGGTAAAACAAAATGATTTTATGCACTAACTACATTGATAAAAACAATAATATATCAATAGAGATTGCCCCGAGTATTCAACTTGAGAGCATAATAACAACAGTTAAAACAACTATAAATGGTGAATATTTATCAAAAAAATTTTATGATTTTGAAATTGCTTGTAAATACTTTAAAACCATTGAAAAACAATTGAAAAACAATTGACAATACACAACAATAAAATTACATTAAACAGATAAAAAGAAGATAAACGGAGGGAATCGAAATGGCAAAAGCAAAAGAATGTATCGCAATTTTTAATACAAGAAACGGACATTGTTTACAACCGTATAAATGCAAGTCTATCAGCGAGGCAGTTAGACAAGCAAAAGAACTAAAACTTGCATATAGAATTTTTATTGACGGGAAATGTGTTAAAAGTGGATGGTAA